CTGGAGAGATACTCAGAGTCGGAAGACTTATTCTTGAAGCATCTGAAAACGAGTTCCCAGAGGGATTTAAAACTCGAACAGTGTTCAACCAATTAGCAGAAGCTCACACTCTTTCCAATAAAAAGGAAATATCACTCTTAACTCCAAACGTTGGTAACCCCTTCCGTATGACCTACTCAAAAACTTCGACCAGACAGGTCGAGTTGGACGACGGCAAAGGTGGCATCATAAGTGTGGAAGTAAGAGTAGAGACTGATGACATGGATTGGGCTAAACAAGAAAGAGCATTCGCACCTAACATTATCCACGCATTCGACGCAGAGCATAAGTCTCTCGTTGTGAACGCGATGGCTAAACAAGGGGTGAAAGACTTCAGTATGATTCACGACAGTTTTGGTTCACATGCAGGTAATATGTCACTGATGAAGAAAGCTACGAAAGATGCTTTTGTTCAGATGTACAAAAACGAAAACATTCTTGAGAAACTATATAAGCATTTTAAGTCGCAAGGCGTAGAGATGGTTAGGTACTCAAGAGACAACTTTGGTCGTAAGATCAAATATACCGACAGTACGGTTCTTTCCAAAGGACAATCCGCTCGAGAAGTCGATGGCAGAATTTGGGTAATAGAGGACATTAATAAGAAAGACATATTAGAGCTTGGCAGTTACGATTTCCGTGACTTCGAAAAGCTTGATTACTTCTTTCATTAAATAAACACCCTTATTTCGGGGAAATAGGAGACCACTAAGATGGCTATTAAATATACATATGATGATGTCGCAGACATTCCAACAGGCTTTGAAGGCCTATACACTCAAGACGATGCTGGTGTTTTCACCATGTCAGAAGTCGAGGGAGTTGCAGACAAAGGTAAGTTAAACGAGTTCCGTGAGAACAACATTGATTTGCGTAAGCAAATAGAAGATCACGCAGCTTCAGTAGCTGACCTTGAGAGCAAGTTCTCAGGAGTAGATTTGGAAAAGTGGAAAGAGTTCCAAGAGAAAGAATCAGCAATGGCTGAACAACAGCGCAAGCTTGACGATCAAGAATTGATTGACAAGGGTGACGTTGACACACTGATTGAACGTCGAGTTCAAGAAGTGCTAGCAGCAAAAGAAAAAGAGCTTAGTTCTCTGCGAGGAGACCACGATGGCAAAGTGTCTGGTCTTCAGGAACAGCTCAATAATTACGAGAGCCAGATGAGTGCTCTTGTAATCGACAGAGAGCTAGCTTCTCTCTCAGCAGACCGTGGAGAAGCAGCATCAGCTGTGGAAGACGTTTTGACTCGAGGAAGGACTACTTTTAAAGTTGAAGATGGACGCCCTGTTGCGTATGACGTAGATGGCTTGAAAATGTATGGTGAAGATGCAGTCACACCGCTTTCCGTTGGAGAATGGTTAGACGGTCTAAGTGAAAAAGCTCCACATCTTTTCAACAAATCTACTGGAACAGGCATGACTCAACCGTCAGACGCTCCAGCACCAACTCGTGAGAGTGGCAATGCCACTGACATGATCTTGGCTGGATTGAAAACTTTGCGTTAAACCTAGTGTCTAGGAGATACTAAACTTGAAGGCCTAATTTCAGGCTAATTTTTAAACTACCCCAAAAGGGGCAACTACTACTAATGGAGGCCATACATGGCTATTTCAGGATTAACACTAGGCACACAACGTGACCTAACAAACGACATGCTTGTTAAAGGCATTATTGATTCAATCGTAACTGTAAACCAGTTTTACCAGCACCTTCCTTTTAAGGGAATCCAAGGTAATGCTTTGGCTTACAACCGTGAAGCCCAAGGTACTGATCCACAAGACTTAGTAAGCGTTATGCGTACTGGTGTTGCTGGTATCAACAAAGACCAACAGTCTTTCACTCGCCACTCTACTGAGCTTACCACAATCATTGGTGATGCACAAGTAAATGGTTTGATCCAAGCTGTAGGTTCTGACTACAACGATGCTACTGCTGTACAAGTTGCTGCTAAAGCTAAAGGCGTTGGACGTAAGTTCATGGATCTTATGATCAACGGTCAAGAAGGTTCTGCTACACGTGGTGTTGTTGCATCTTTGGCACTTACTGGTACTCCAGCTTTGACTGCTACTAGTGACACAACTGCTGCTACTTGGTACAACACTGTAATTCAAGGTGCTATCTTGTCTTCAGCTCAGTCTACTGTTCCTTCTTACGGTGTTGGTACTAACGCTGCAACTCGTACACCTTACACAGTTGCTGGCTTAGTTGCTGATACTTCTACTGCTGTTATCGCTGGTGCTGGCATGACTCAAGTAATCATGAACGCTGTTGTTTACACTGGACCATTTGCTTCAGGTACTCCAACTGCTACTACTATTACTTTGACTGCTGCTGGTGTTGCTTTGTTCAACGCTGCTTTGCGTTTAGTTAACGGCCCATTAGGCTTTGACGGTCTTGATCGTTTCGTAACTAACGCTGGACGTACTGACACTTCTGCTGCTATCGATATGACTGCTGCTGGTGCAGGTGATCTAGTTCTAGCTCGTCTTGACGAGTACATCGACAGCATCCATGACAAAGACGGAATGGTTGACTACATGATGATGAACAGTGCTGGCGTACGTCGTTATACTCAAGCTCTACGCATGAGCAACGCTGCTGGTTTTGATGATGTTATGGAAGTTAAAGATTCTTCTGGTGGCATCATGAAAGTACAATCTTACCGTGGTGTTCCAATCTACCGTAACGATTTCGTACAGTCTACTCTTGTTGAGCAGGCTTCTGCTGCTGGCGGTAACGCTGGTGCTGGTGCAAGTGCTGCACACGTATTCGTTGGTACTGTAGATGACGGATCTTTCTCTCACGGTATCTGTGGTCTTACTGCACAAAACTCTTCTGGTATTCAGGTTGCTAAACTTGGCGCTCGTGAAGATGTTGATGCTGAGATTACACGTGTTAAGTGGTATGTCGGCATGGCTAACTTCTCTGAGTTAGGAATTATGCGCGGCCAGATCTAATCATACTTAGGAGGGTGTTCAAATGACACAAGCATTAACAATACCTGCAATAATAACTTATGCAGATGAACTTATAAGTGGCGTAGCTAATAGCTGCAACAGTTTCAGTTCTTTAGACGAAGCTGACTTGTATCATACTCGTCGACTAGGTAACAATGCATTTGTTGTGGCAGACATTGACACCCGTACGTCTGCCCTTTACTGGGCAACGGATATCCTAAATCGTCAGATATGGATCGGAACGCCAAGTAGCTCGACACAGAAGTTGGCATGGCCAAGAAAGTACGTTCCCACAAGGAACACTATAAACTTGGAAACCACTTCAAGCCGTAGGCGCAGTAGACATGAGAGAGATGAGAATCTTACTCTGTTTAGCCAATGGCAGGATAGTACACTTATCCCCGAGTTCATTAAAGACGCCACAGCAGTACTAGCACTTTACCTCATTGAGCGTGAAGCTGCTGGTGTTACTACCATGAGTCAGTATGACGACAGTTTGTCTAATCTGACTTTAGGCGGTCTTTCTCTTGAATTGCGAGAGAGTCCTGAGTACTTGACAGATATGCCTTATCAGGTATACTTCATAGTCAGTGACTTCTTGAAAGCAGTGAAAGAATCCGATCCATCAATCAAGTCGGTGCAGTCTATCAGTCTAACAAGGAGATAGTAATGGCTATTAATATACCAGCTACTCTTATCAAGATTGACAAGACCCTTATCGCACAAAAACTTTACACTCCAGCTACATTCTCTGAAGTAAAACAGTCCTCCAGTACCAACTACGATCCTATTACAGGAACTTACGCTGGAACTTCTGACAAGACTGATCACAGCTTTAACATCGTCGTTTTAGATGAGTCTCGTAACTCTTCTTCGGACGGTGGTTACAACGTGACAGCCCAGATAATGATTTTACCTCAGAACATTAGCTTCGAGCCGAACACAGGACAAGACTTTGCTTTTAAAGGTAAGTGTTGGAGTGTGGTCTCAGTAAAGTTATCTCCTCAAGATAGTCTATGGGAGATTACGGTCGGGAGATTGTAATGGCTAAAAAGATTGATATAAGAAAACTAGGCACGGTGTTGACAGATGAAATCATGGATGTCTCAGAATTAGAGTACAAGGCGTTAGCCTTTGAGCTCTTTGGAGAGATCATTAAGATGACCCCTGTAGATACTGGAAGAGCAAGAGGCAACTGGCATATTAATGCTGGCAGTCCAGACTACTCTCTCAGTACCGACACCCAACCTTCTCAACCTAACTACAATTTAGACGTCAGAGGTTTCCCCTCAGTGTACATCAGCAATGGTTTACCCTACATGAGAGACCTTGAAGACGGAAGATCAACACAAGCACCCGACGGTATCTCACAGGTAGCGTTGGCGATTGTAAGATCAAGGAGATAGATATGAGTTATGAAGCTGTACGACAGATCGTTGAAAAACGGTTCTTCGACGCTTACTCCTCCACAGATGCTGGTGCTCAAGGAGCAGTGGTATTCTTAGAGGGACGCGATATCGTTCAACCTACCGACTGTCTAGATGGCACAAGTGGCACTAGTGGCACAAGTGGTACCAGTACCCCATGGGTAGTACTGAGTATAGTTGACGGAGGCTCTAAGATAAGAGCATTCAATAAGGATATGAGGAAGACATCTGGATTCGTGAGATTCTCCCTATTCGTAAGCGCAGGTGCGGGCACCAGAAGCGTACGACAGTTAGCAGATTATATCGATGGTATAATGGGCTTTCAAGGTGGAGTATCAGATACCTCTAATCCAGGCAATCTTTTAACACACGTAGGTCAGTTGAGAAGACTGGCTGACGACAACGATGGATATTTAAAGTATGTCATAGATTTTGACTACGACTACTACGAATAAAATTAACACAAACACAAATTAAATGGAGGCCAAAAATGGCTAATATCTCTAACAAGTTTGTAACTAGCTTCTCGGAACTATACTTCCGTCCAAGCACATTACTTACCGCTGAACTTGCAGCACCAAAGACTTGGTTCGCTGCTACTGGATCTGGCGCAACTGCTAAGGTCATGACTGTAACTGTAACTGGTACAGCTTCTGCTACAGGTACTCTAGTAGTACGTGTAACTAACACTGTTGCTGGTTCAATCGACAGCGTTACTGTTCCTGTAACTAATGCAGATTCTGCTACTGTTGTAGGCGCTGCTCTTAAAACAGCACTAGGCTTAAACACTGATATCACTACTGGCACAGCAAGTGCTGGTGTTTTCACTGCTACTGCTTTGGCAGCTGCTGGTGATCTTATCATCGCTACTGAAGATGCCGTTGCTGGTATCACTGTAACTGTTACTGTTCCTACTCCTTTCGTTGCAGGCGCTGGTGGAACTTTATTGATCCCTAACGTAATGGAAGTTGGTAGTCTTTCTAACGAAGCTACAGTAATCGAAACACCTACTTTCGGTGAGACGTTTAAAGGAAAGCTACGTGGTCAGCTAGACGCTGGTCAATTGGACGCACAGTTGTACTGGGCTCCACGTAACAGTACTCATTTAGCAATGCGTTCTGCTGCTACTAACGGAACAGCTTGTTCTTTCGGTATCAAGTGGAAGTCTGACGCTGCTGGTACTAATGCTGAATACGTTGTATTTGACGGATTCTTGAGCTCGTTCGGCATCGACACATCTTTTGATGACGTTGCTAAAGCTTCTTCTACTATGATCGTAGATGGCGGCTTGACTTTCTCTGACGACAGCTAATCTAAGCTAGAATCGAGTTAGAACCTATGCCCTCCCCCAATTATGGAGGGGGGCGTATTTATTATCAAAACATACTTATATATATATATTAAAAGGTAAACTATTATGAACAAATCAGAACTATTTAAATCTTACTCTCTAAAAACCAATACAATTGAAATGGAAAACTGGGGCGGTACAGTATACATTCGGGAACTCTCTGCTGGCGCGATTGATCGTATGCGCAGCGTTGGGGAAGGAAAAGAACTACAGATGGCAGCTACGGTTATCATCGAAGGTGTTGTTACTGAAGAAGGAAAGAAATTCTTCGTACAGAACGACATGAACAATATTTTAGAAATGTCGGTTGCTGACTTGAACAAAGTATCAGAAGCAATCTTAGACCTTACAGGTCTTACTGGTGGAGCTGACGAAGAAGCTGAAGAAGCGTAATGTCAACTCCAGAACCAATGACACCTATTGAGAGATTTGAAGTAGCTCTGTCATTGGAACTGGGCATACCGATGTCTCTCTTAAAAGACACATTAACACTCCGAGAATACGAACTGTACCAAGAGTACTTCGTGAATTTCGGGATAGGACAAGAAGCTCATTACATCAGGTCAGCTACAGAGATAATCACTATGGTTACTCAAATAGCTGGAGCGATGGGCAGTACGGACAAAATCGATCTCACACCTGATGAGATTTATCCACAGTTATCATATGGCGATCCTAAGAAAAAGAAGAAGAATCGTGGCGGTAACTCGGCAGTGGATTGGGAGAACACTCCAGATCATTTGAAGAAATCATTGATCGAAACTGGATTATTCGATGAAGACGGTAATCCAAGTAAAGCGCACTCTAATCCAATAGACCAATTACGCACACAATAAGAATAAAAATTATAGGAGCATACGATGGCTGATTATACAAGTACGGTAGAGCTCAAAGCTAATACTAGTAAATTAGAAAGCAGTATGAAGAAGGTCTCTGGCAGAATCGATACGATGAACGCCAAACTGAGGGGGGCTTCTGGACAGTTTAAGAAGACCACCAATACGGGCACTAAGAGTCTTAAGAAATTAGACAACAAAGTAGCTGGTACAACAAAGTTAATTCATGGAATGACTGCAGCGTTTAGTGCTGTAGCTGTCGGCATGTTTGTAACTAACTCCCTGAAAGAATTCGCTAGGTTCGAGGATGGCATTAAGCAGATTGGTACGCTTGGTGTTAAAGAACTCGGTAAAGTAGAAAAAGCTATATTCAAGACATCGAAGCAGTTCGGTACAGATGCGAATGAAGCAGCCAAGGGCTACTACGACATCATCTCTGCTGGAGCTAAGAACGCTGTTGCGGCACAGGCTCAGTTAACAGCTTCTGCAAAACTAGCTAAAGCAGGTAACACTGACCTCGGTAAATCTGTTGATCTATTGACGACTGCTATTAACGTATTCGGCGACAACGGTGAGACTGCTAACACTATCATAGACAAAGTATTCACTACCGTTAAGCTCGGTAAGACTACAGTGGAAGAGCTAGGCCATTCATTTGGTCTGGTTGCTGCTACAGCAGATGCTGCTGGAGTAAGTCTAAGTGAAGTTGGTTCTTCTTTAGCGGTTATGACAGCTGGTGGTCTTAGCACCTCAACAGCGGTAACAGGTTTGAAGGCTGCGCTTAGTAACGTGATCAAGGTGACTCCAAAAGCTGAAAAAGCTGCTAAGTCTATGGGCATAGAGTTCACTCAGGCAGCATTAGCTTCTAAAGGCTTTGTTGCTTTCTTCGACGACATACGTACGAAGACTGGTGGTTCAGTAGTTAAGCTTGGTCAGTTATTCGATTCAGTAGAAGCGATTAACGCTGTAGCGACTATGACATCTGAACAAGGTATCAAGAAGCTGAAAGAAGCTATGGAAGCTATGGGCGATTCAGCAGGAACTGTAGACAAAGCATGGAAAGGTGTCGGTGACAGCCTCTCTGTTCTGTTTGCACGAGTTGCTAATACCATGAAAGAAGCTTCTCACTCTATCACTGCGTTGATAGCAGGCCCACTCAAGCTCCTCCTGAGGTCTATTTTAGACAATGGAGAAGGTTGGCAGGTATTTAAGAAATTGATAGTAGGAGCAACAGCTGCTGCGACAGCATTCTTTGTTGTATTTGCTGTTTCAAAGTTTAAAGCTATTGCTACAGGAGTCATGGCGTTAACAAAAGCTATGATGCTGAACCCACTGTTCCTCGTTGGAGGCATAGCTGGATATGCAGTAGTACAATTGTTTGAAAAGTTTGGTGGATTCACTGACGGGTTTACTGTCGCGATCAACCGAATGGAAGTTGTCTGGTTAAACTGGATGGCTGGATTTAAAAAGAATGAAATGTTCGTAGCTTTCTCATCAGGTGTAGAGAATATCGAGAATTTCTTCAAAGATACGGTAGGCGCAGCCTATAAGTACGTGTCTAATCTTGACTGGAAAACAGCATGGAAAGTCTTAACAGATAGCGCCAGTGCTGTGTGGGATATTACGAAGGGAGCTTACGAGTTCTTTGAAAAGCCCATCAAGTCAGCGTTTGAGTACATCAAGAACTTAGACTGGGCTGGAGCTTGGCACGGAGTAGGACACTTCGCTGAAGGCGCTTGGGAAATAACCAAGGGAGCTTACGAGTTTCTAGAGAAGCCTCTAAAAGCTGCTTACGATTACATCAGTACCATTAACTGGTCTGGAGTATGGGGCACTTTAGGTGAGGAAACATCTAGTCTGTACGCAGTTATGAAAGACGCATACACGTTTATTGCTGGTCCAGTAGAGAAGGTGTTCGACTATGTCGCTAACATCAATTGGTCAGACATGTGGAGCGGATTGTGGCAAGGTATCCAAGATGTCAAGGCTTGGTTCTATGACATGTGGGATTATCTTGTAGGACACTCTGTAGTACCTGATATGGTTAACGCCATAGGAGAATGGTTTACTAAGATGATAGGTTTTATCGTTGAACCTGCTAAGGCAGCTTACAGCGGAATCACTGGTTGGTTCATCAAGATGTATGACAAGGTCACAGGAACTACTCGGAATACAGTAAACGAAGTAAACTCTTCACTATCTGATGTTCACGGGTTTGAGGTAGACACTAGTCAACTGTTCGATACGAATAAGCTCGATAAGCTAAAAGAATCTTTCGGAGATCTGTCTGGAACTATGAAGACTGTGGCTGTTTCTTTAGCCGCTATGTTCGGTGTTGCTGCAGTTTCAATGATAGCGAAGTTCTCAAAGTCTGCGAATGCTATGTTCGACACTTTCAGAAACGCATCTACCACTGTTACTGGTAAGCAAGGGTTGATGAACAAGATTCTATGGGGTACCGAAGGTGGTAGTCGTAGAGCTATGGGTGATATCAAGAAACTTCGTAAAGAGATTACTCGATTACAAGGTGGACAGGAGATCCAGAAAGGCGGCAAGGTTTCAGGCTTAAAAGGCATTGGAGCAAGTCGTGCTGCTACACTAGACTCTAAGGTTCTCAGTTCTCAGATAGGAAATGCTGAAGCTAAGATAGCCAAGCTTGGTGAAGGACTTAAAGGTCGTGGGATGTTCTCTCGACTAATGTTCGGAGCTGGCGAGAAGACAGGTATGATATCCAAAGCCGCAGGCATGGCAGGACAAGTTGGCGGTGTTGTTAAAGGCGTTGCTGGTGCTGGTGTTGCTAGTGCTGGTATGGGGGCTTCTACAGTCGCTAATGCTGGTGCACAATTGGCTAAGATAACTAAACATGCAGGCAAAGTGTTACGTTTCCTTGGGAAGATTGCACTACCTCTTACTGCTATCATAGCGGTATTTGATGCTTGGAGTGGTTGGACGAATGCTGTTGACACTGACGGTGATGGTATCGTATCTACTTTTGAGAGATACAAAGGAGCTGCTGGTAGCGTTCTTTCAGGATTGAGCTTTGGTTTGATCAGTGTTGAGAATGTATCAAACTGGATGGACAAAATGTTCTCTGGTGATATGACTCAGACTCTTGATGCTTTGTTCCAGATCAGTCCTATAGGATTGATTGATGGATTCTTAACTAAAGCTGCTATATGGTTTGGAGACTGGTTAGGATTTGATACAAGTTCTATTAGTAAATATCAAGCGAATGGTGGATTGAGTAGTATGCTGACGGATTACGTCAAGACTGCTTGGACTGCCGTAACTGATACAGTTGCTGGCTGGTTTAACTGGGTCATGACTGATGAAGATGGTTCACGAAGTGTAATCGGAGTTGTCGTAGACTACTACGCTCAACTTTGGACAAAGATAACTTCTAGTATCGCAGGTTGGTTCTCAGGTGATGCAGTAGCTGTTGACGGAAAGACGGACACAGTAGGTGAAATGATAGGCGTAGGTATGACCAACGCTTGGACTAACCTCAGTAAGATGGTTACTGGCTGGTTCGATTTCTCTTTACCAGACTTCGGCAATATGAGACAACTCTTGATAGGCCTTATTACAAGTGCCTTAGAAAAAGTCAAGACTGCTGTACTTAACTTCGGTAGCAGAAACCATGAAGGCCCAAAGAACGATGCTGAAGCTTATGGCTACAGTACTTTCTTACAGAAAGCTGATGGTGGTCACATCCTTGGTGCTGGTACAGGTACTTCTGATTCTATCCCTGCTATGTTATCTAATGGCGAGTTTGTAATAAACGCTAAATCAACTAAGAAGCATCGTGCACTGCTTGAATCTTTAAACAAGAACAAGTTTGCTACGGGTGGAGCAGTTGGTGGTCCAGCTGGTGGAACTGGCTATGCCTTAGGAACTACACCTAGTGTACAGTTCTCAGGTGGAAAGTTCGATTATGCTAAAACTCTAGAAGAATTCAGCGGTTATGCCGAGGAAGGTTCTACAGAGATGAACGTATTTATCGACAGCTTAAGAGTTCTCGATGAAAAGACTGGAAACTTGACAGAGCAGCAAATCAATGAGACAGATCTTGTAAAAGATATTAATGCTCAGATGATCAGACAGAAGAAGATCTCAGAAGGCACTGCTACAACTGCAGTTGCTACAACTGAAGCTGTTGAAGGACTTGGTGAAGCTACGAAAGACGCTACTAAGGAGATCAAGAATGCGTGGGGTGGATTCGGAGAGACCTTAACAGGTGATCTGAAAGAGGCTCTATCACGTGGTGACTTCAGTAGTGTTGGAGATGCCATAGGTTCTGGTATCATGAAGCTGACTCAGCGAGTATCTGCTAAACTTCTAGATCGAGCGTTTGCTCCTCTTGAGAAAGGTATCGATGACTGGTTGTTGTCTATGGACTCAATGGAAGTTCAAGGCGAAGGCATGTTCGAACGATTAGGTAACGTTGGTGCACAGATGTTTGGTGGATTGGGTAGTTCTTTAAGTGGACTATTCAGTGGCATGGGTGGTGGTGGAAGTGGTGGTGGATTCCTGAGTGGAATCGGCTCAATGCTTGGCTTCGCTACTGGTGGACACGTTTCTGGTCCAGGTTCTGGCACTAGTGATTCTATCCTGGCTCGTTTGAGTGATGGTGAGTTTGTAGTTAACGCTGCAGCTGCTCGAGGAAACCGACCTCTGCTTGATTCTCTTAACAGTGGTAAAGGAATCCCTG